CATCTAATTGATATTGGTCATTAAAAGATTTAGTAATCCCACTTTGTTCATCATAATAACCAGAACGACTACCTAAAAATTTATCATTAGCCTCTTGGTGTTTGGTTTTATGGGGATTATCTTGATTACCCTCTTGTTCAGCAAGGATATCAGGATTTAGATTATTTTGCTTTAACTCATCACGATAATAAGCATAAGCAAATTTTCTGCCCTCATCACTTCCATACTCACTTCCATTTAGATTGCCATATAATCCAAAATCAAAATGAGATTTAGTTTCAGTTTTTTCATTTTCCTCATCAACATTTTCAGTATGTGCAAAATAAAAACATTTATCTTTTGCAACAACATCACAAGGACTTCCATACTTTTGTTTAAAGTGTCTTAATACTTTAACATCTTCTGGTGGGTATGCCCTTTCAACAATATCTTTTGCAAGTGAAAATGCCTCTTGATATTCGTTATCAACATTTTCTCTTGCCATAAGATATGCCTCTTTCTCTTGTGTGTTTTCATTCTCGAAAACATTTTTTATTTTATTGAACAACTTGTTTCTCAACTCGGTGTTCATTCTTATTTTACTCATTTGTTATCCTTTCTTTTAGATTTAACATTATGGGATTTTATATCATTTAAAATAATCAAGTCAAATAAAAAAATAAAAAATTTGAAAAAAAATTTTGGTGGGGTGGGTGGGCCCGTAAGTCGTCAAGCTAATTAAGTCAAGAAAAAAATTTTAAAAAAAATAAAAAAAGTTATTGACTAAATATTGAAACTGTATTAGAAATTCCTATATAACAAAAAGAAAGGATAATACATTATGAGTACAAGATCACATATCAACATAGTTTTACCTGATAATTCAGTTAAATCTATTTATGTTCATAGTGATGGTTATCCTGATGGTGTTGGGCATTGTCTAATTAATAATTTTAATAGTTATGAAAAGGCTATTGAATTATTTAATTATGGCGATGCCTCATATCTCGGGGATACTATTGATGAATGTAGTTTTTATCATCGTGATTGGAAGAGAGATCTAGACAAAGCACGATTATATAAAAACGAATGGTTGTATATGAACGCTATGAAAGGTGAAGAATGGCATATTGAATTCATTTACTTGTTTAAAGAGGGACAATGGTTTGTTTCTTCAAGTGAAAGTATTGATGTTGCTGAAACTTCATTACCTATGGGTGTTTACGATGATGTTAAACACTTAAGTTATTACTCGGAGTTTGTGCCTGTTAAAGAGCATAGACATTTTACGGGTAAAAAGAACGATCATAGTGAAGTCAAAATGTTAGGTCAAATTATGAATATGTTTAAACAAGCAGGATTTGACGAAGATAAGGTTACAGTTCAAGGTGGAAAATTGAAAAAAAGTAACTAATATATAATCGCGGGCGGTGAATGGGAGACTTGAAACCGCCCGCCTTGATCTCTGGTCCATCACACTGGAGGTAAACCTAGGCAGTGGGATGATGGACCTGAGATCAAGTGGTATGCTGTGAGTTTAAACACTATAACACGGTGTAGAGCATTACAGGATTTCTAGACCTGCGAGACGGCTAATAAAACATGCGCCGGCCCCGCGTAGCTCACTTGGTCAAAATTAATTTACAGCGTTGCAGAGTGGCTAACGGCCCATGCATCGCTGTAAGTTGTTAGTCAACAAGCTTGGGTGGGTGGGCCCGTCAGTCAACGAGCCAACGAGCAGCGAGTCAACAAGCTTGACAAATTTTATTATGGGATTATATAGTACTAAAAAGAAAGGATAACTTTATGGATACAAAAGAAGCAAAACAAATCACCGGCTCACTAAGTAAGCCGTCAAAAATGCCAGGCTGGGCGTATGGTCTACCTGCAGCAGAATGCAAGACTGGTTCAAAACTTGCAAAAAAAGAAAACACAACTTGCAGCGGCTGTTATGCCCTGAAGGGTTGCTACGTCTTCCCAATTGTGCAAGCAGCGCAATATAGAAGGCTGGAAGCGTTACAGCATCCTGGCTGGGCCAAAGCAATGGCAGCTCAAATAAGCAAAAAGAAATCAAAATATTTTAGATGGCACGATTCCGGAGACGTACAGGACGAGCAGCACCTCATGAAAATTTTTGAAGTGTGCAGACTAACCCCGGAGATCCAGCACTGGATGCCCACACGTGAAGCGTGGGTGAAAGCCTTCCTTGATCAGGCCCCGGACAATTTGGTAATTAGATTTAGCATGCCAATGGTGGACCAGGAAGCGGCGGCGAGCTGGCCTAACACGTCAACGGTTGTAACTGATGACACTAAAAGAACTTGCCCCGCTCCGGACCAGGCCAACGCCTGCGGTGACTGTAGAGCATGCTGGGACAAATCAATACATAATATTGCATACGGCAAGCATTAATGACATTTACCTGGAAACACCCAAAGTATTATGAAGAGCTCAGGAGGAGAAGGAGGGAGGAGTCCACGAGCCATCAAGCAAGTGAAGCGACAAGCGAACCATCGAGCACAGCCGACGAACCATCGAGCACAGTCAACGAGCCATCAAGCCAACAAGCAAGTCAACGAGCCATCAAGCATTAATCAACAAGCGTTGTATTTCTTTCCAATCATCGAGCGCAGCGGCCGGCGTATCGTTATGATTTTTTATTAAATCGTGGATCGCTGAGCTTTCGTAAAGTTTTACGGCTCGGGGAGAGAGGGTCTGGAGCAGGATGAAATTACGATTAGGACGAGTTGAGTGAAACATAATTTGATGGGGTGAGAAGCTAACTTTATTGCCTCTTGCAACCTTTAATTCACACATGAAAAAACCACAATTATTATTATATCCCAACAGATCCGGCACACCAAAGGATGCCCAAGATTCCAGTCTTGTCCACTTAATTTTGGGTGTATTTTTCTTGACCAACTGCCAAAATTTTGACTCTGGTTTCATCGTACGAAAAGGAAAAATTATTCACTTAAAATCATTAGTCTGTGTGTATCTCCAGAACCAATAATCTTATTTTCTACAAGTTTTACTTCGTAAATATCTTTGGGTTCAAATCTATTATCTTTGTATACTACTTGGACTCTAGCGTTCTTTCCCACTTCACTCTTGTTAAATTTCTCTAAAACTTCCATTAATTGTTTTGTTGTTAGCATATTGCTTTGTACGGTAATTTACGATATAAGTCAATTATTATGGGATTACCAAGACAATTAACTGAAAGGCAAATGAAGTTTGCAGAATTATTAGTTTATCATGAAGGTAGACTAAGTCCTGCTGAATGCGCTGAGCAAGCAGGTTATAAAACTAGACCAAGGCAAGCTGCATCTGAATTAAGAAACCCAAGAATATCACCTTTAGTTGTAAAATATATTGGAGAGTTAAGAGCAGAAGTTCAGGAGAAATATGGAATTACTTTTGAAAAGCATGTGACTGAACTTGCAAAACTTAGAGATGATGCAAGAACTAAAGGAGCATGGGCTGCAGCCATAAATGCAGAGATTGCTAGAGGTAAAGCAGGTGGATTATATGTAGATCAAAAAATTATTAAATATGGAAATTTAGATCAATTAACTGAAGATGAATTACAAACTAAGATGAAGCAGATTCTTTCTGATCACAAGGTTTTGCTTGAAGGCGTAGATTTTCAAGTGTTAGATGAGCCAAAGGCCTCTGCTGATCCTGAACCGGCTCCGGCTCAAGACAATGACACTGTTCTAGTAGAACACAGCAATAACAAGTCCACCACGGACACTCAGGTTTAAACATTAACCTTTTCCATTTTAACTATACAACCAACAGGAAATACGTTTCTGTCTGAGAATAAGTCATCACCTTCTTCATAACTTGCAAAAGTTCTAATGCATTTTTTATCTTTGTTAAAGACGTATGCATGAGTAACCATTACACTAGGCATCATTCCTAAAAATTCTATTTCAGTTGCATGCCCACTATCACCAGTAATATCAACCCATGTGATTTTATAGAAGTAATATCTTTTCTTCTTAATCACAACAGATTTGTATTTTGACTTTTTAAGTTTTTTAGGCATAGAGTCTTTTAGCATATAAGGGAGATTTTTGACCCTATAAAGTTTTTTTCAAAACAAAAAAAAGTCTCGCGCGTCGAGTACAAAAAAGTGTTGTATACCAATGCTTTTAAATGCGTCATGGTAGCACACTCAAAAAAGTATTGATTATCAACCCTCATTTACCTACCACCACCACCACGCATTTTGAAAATTTTTGTAAAAAAAAACAATAGGGGGTCTAACCCTACTATAGAGCGGTAGCTTAATTGAGCTCATTGTTGTTTTTATGCAACACTCTTATTTTATCTGCCACAATTTTGACAAGATCATACCACTTTTTAGTCCACGTTTCGCGATCAGCTCCACTTGTTTTATCAACCATGGATTTGATGTTGTTAAGCTTTCTCATATGCTCCTCTACAAATTTATCGATAGTCATTATGATTTCTCCTTTAAGTTGTAATACAGGTCGACTCTTTTCAACCATTCATGTTTATATTTTTTCAATTCATGGTCCGCGATTATAAATTCTTGATAATAGCAATCTGGAGTACACATCATAATCACACCCTTTTTAATCTGGGTCCCATAAACTTGGTCATGGGCCATTGCATAGGCTGCTAACTGTAATAAGTAATCTCCAATCCATTCCTTAAACTTAGGTTTGTTAGATTGTTTATTATCTCCAATTGCATCGTCTCCCTCATGAATTCCTACAAGGTCCGTCTGTCCGGCGTACAGACCAGGATAATGAACCGTTACTTCTGTTCCATAATAACTATCCCATTTCGATAAACCTTTCTCAATAATCTTATCCGCCATTTTATGAGCCACAGCTCCAATGTCAGTTAAATCTTTATATCCTTCTTCCATAATATATTTTTCAAGAATCTTATGCATTGCCGTACCACGATTAGCTGCAAGATTTTTAATTTCATCGGCCTTTTGTTCTCCAACCTTTTGTTTCCATTTTTCTAAACTTAATCTTTTTTCTTCAGGCTGAGTTGCAGATAAGATAGTTGTAACACTTGGTAATTTTTCTTCACCAACAGAATAATGTCTTTTACCTTCAATCATTTCTCTATTGGTACCTGGATAAATAAATTTATTTATTTTCTTCATTGTTGCTCCCATAAGTTTAATTGTGTAGAATCTTGTAAACTATTGAAATATTTATCTTTTTGAGTCTCAAGTAGGTTGTTTGCATCACCACTAAACCATTTTGTTTTAGAAATTAATTCATAAATTTCATTTGGATCATTTTTACCACCAGGAGTGCCTTTAGCATTATCTTCAGGAGTAACCCATCTTAAATTTTTTACTCTGTAATCAACTCGATTCCCATTAATATGATCTACCCATATTTTCTTTTTAGGATCATCATTGGGTATAAAAGCACTTGCAACAATTCGATGCATAGACATTTCTACTTCTTTAGGCATAACCAAAGTTTCTTCTTTTTTTGTAGTTCTATAACTCTTCTTAACTCTAGTCAAATCAGCATGATATAAGTTTTGTTTTAGATAACTTAGTTTACTTTTACTAATAGAACCAAGTAAAATACCACCTTTTTTAGCTTTAAATTTTGTTTTAACTCGATAAATAAAAGGCCAAATATTCTGTTTATAAATTGGATCTACTTCAATAGTACATTGTGAAAAATAATGAGGCCCACCATCTTTAAATAAAAAATAAGTTCCTGGCATGATTTCAGGAAAAACAGTTGACAAATCAATTGCATCTACGAAATTTAATTCGTCATTAAACAATGAAGTTTGATCATTCATTTAGAATCTTTTTTATTACGATACCCGGTCCCCGTTTTGCGATTTTTCCATCGTAGATTCCAGGCCCAGACATTTGCTTTACTGGACCAAGATTCTACAATAGCTAAAAACCAATCTATTATTGATCGTTTTGATATTCTTCGCATTGAGATACAGTTGGTTCTTCAACCATAATTTCACCTTGTGAATTACAATCAGAACATTGTTCAATTGCAGGCTCAAGGCCAACAGTTTTAGTTAAATAACCATTTCCTTTACAAGTAGGACAAATTATTTTATGTGCTCTTACCATTCTTGTATCCATTTTTCTTTGCCTCCTTGTTTGCTAAAACTTCTATTGTTTTAGAAATTGTTAAATCAGCATCTGTCACTTTCCCTTTAGCCAAATAATTAAGCATTTGGTAGGTTTTTATAGGTACGGAAACCGATTTAAATTTATTTGGATCTGCCATATTCTTTCTCCTTTTGTTTTATAATACGCATAATATGGGAATCTATACTAATAAAACAAGTGTTGCAAGATAAAAATTTTTAGTGTATTCTGGTGATCTCTTCTCACACCTTTTGTTTGCTCGTCTCTGATTTCATGTCGGAGGCGGGCAGCAACAACTTATGCGGGTGTTGAAGGTTTCTTTTTAGGAAGTGGTACTTTTTCGCAACTAAATTTAGGATAAATCTCAAATTCATCTATCCATTCTTGTTTAAATTTCCAACCATATAACATTTCAAAAGATTCACCTAGTCCATCCTTCACACATTCAGAATGTTTTTCGTAAATTTTAGGGTAGATATAAGGTTCTTCGTTAGTTATAACGCACGATCCATCTAAAATGGAACACAAATAAACAGTCAACATCCATTTCATTATCGGCCTTGTCCATTGTATTTTTTAAAAGATCTTTTTTCAGATTTATTTTTTCTTTTTTTATGTACGCCTGGACGTTTTCTAGGTTTTGGTCTTGGTGTAAATTCTTTAAACTTTTGCTTTGCCATTTTCTTTAATATAGTCCTTATCAAGATCACTTAATTGTAAGTATCTAATACTCCCATTGATGTGTTGTTTTGTGTCTTCTCCACAATTTGTACATCTGTAGTATTCAGGAACAATTGCAACTAAAATTGTTTCCTCTTCACAGTACTCACATTTACCTGATACAGTGTCTATATTTTTGAAAAATTTTAATGTTTTAAATTCGGTCATTTTTGTTTTGATTCAATAATTATCTTATCTATACTATAGCTACCATCGACGTTTTTTGCAAGGTGAGCTTTTACTTCACCGCAAACTAATTGCTGATCTTCTTGATTTATATGTCTTTGAGCATGTCTTTTATGCTTTAAACAATCACTCATTGAGTTTTGAATACGATGCTCTAAAAGTTCACCATTTACAAATAAACAAAGAGCTATTACCATTTTAACCATTAATGTCCATTCCCATTACCATTTGCAAATTTAATATCCCTGGTTTGATCTTTTAACTTTTCAATGTCTTTTTTAAGTTTTTCAATTTCTTTTTCATGAGCTTCTAACATTACATTTGTATGTAAATTTTCATCTAAAATTTTTTGATGTTTTTCTATTTGTTTTGCCTGCCATTCCAGGATCATGAACTGCTCCTGGTCTATGGGTTTTTGAACGGATGCTTCTAGTAAATCTTTTTCAAATAATTGATTTTTAGTTTCTAATTGGTTGAGCCTCTCAATTACACCAAAAGCAAACCATGCGCCAGCTACGATGGCACCAATGATCATAATTAAATTACGTAATGGTAATCCAATTTCTGTGTTCTCTGATAATCTTTTTATTGACATGATAGACACTCATCAGAACCTGAATCTAGTTCTGCTAATGCCTCTTCTTTACAGTCTTGACTACAGAATAAATCCAATTCATCTTTTGGTTCAAATTCTTTATTACATTTTTTACATTCTTTTGCCATTAAATACCCTCATCTAAAAATCTTTTAGTTTTTTTCTTTTTTAATTTGCACTGACATCTTGGCGCAGTGAACCAATTCCAAATTCTATCAAAAAAATTATCAATAGACTCTAAAAAAATTATAAAATATTTGTCAAACATATTAATTAAACAACCAATCTACATACCTTTGCCACCAAGATTTCTTTTTAACTTTATCTAGGACCAAAGGTTCACACATACAATTAGAACAATTACATGAATCACATTGATCCATATCAACATAAAACCCCTGTCCTTCACAATGACATCTATGTCCGCAGTAATCACAATATTTTTTAGCCATTATATACCTTGTAGTCTTGGATCTTTTGATGTAATGTTTTTAGCTGCTTTTGGTCTAGCAATAGACTCTTTACTTCTTTTACGAAGTTGAGCTATAGCAGATTCAGATTTTCTTTTTTCATCTAACTGCTTTTTTAAATCCCATTTAAAGTTCATTTGTCCTCCTTTGGTTCTATTCCATAGAACATTTTGTCAGTATCTTCTGTAACCCAGTCCGAACCTTCAACATCCCACACTGTATTTTGGACTTTATAATCAGGCCAGCTGTTATCAGTAGTATAGCTATTAACGTGCCACAAAATACGATTATTAGGCTGAGCTGCATAATTGCCGTTAGCAAGAGCCAATATGTGCGCACACTTATGCTCTTGAGGTATCTCAGAATGTTCGACATTTAGTATATTAGTCTCTGGATGTGCCCAGTCAATAGTAAAAAGATATTGCCCGTGATAAAATTTTTTATCTTTTCCTAGATATTTACCATCTATACCAGCCAACCAATCAAAGCAATGAATACTAGGCCAATAACTAAAACAGTTCCACAACTGTAGCTCGTTCGCCTGCATATCCGGCACAGAGGCTCTATCGTATGATTTTTGGAAAAACGCTGAGATAGGCAAACGCCAAAAGCACGCACCATTCGGTAACATAATGTGAAATAAGAGCGCCCTTCCTG